GAGCAGTATCTGTTCTTTTTCCCGATGATTGCTTCGTACTTATACTACCTAAAGAATTTGGGGTATCTTTTATTTGTTTTGTTGTTCTCTTAGACTTTATATTTAACTCTAATGATGTATCTACTTTCGAGTTACTAGAACTAATTTTTTGCTTTTTGTTAGTTTTACCTCCAGCCTTACTAGCTGCGTTTATTAAAATAGATAATAAAACTTCATTAGCGCTGGGAGAAGTTTTAAAATCTGCCCACTCTTGAGGATTTTTTTTCAACGTGGCTATAACTTTCATAGCTTCATTTAGAGGTATTCTAATTGCCTCTGTTAGTTCTGCCTCGTAAGTAGCGCCCTTTGCTGCATTAGAAGAGGATCCTTCATCACCAAGCCTACTAACATTTGCTTTCAACTCTATGCTTTTTAATTTAGTAGAAGACTTAGCAGTACTTACTGCTACTGCTACTTTAATTAATGCTTTGAGATTTTTATCTTTGGTTTTTACAGAAGTAAATTTACCTAATTTATCTTCTGCCCCCCATTTAAATAATCTTCTTTCAGCAATAGCGTAGCCCGATAGGTGACCTAGCTGTAAAGATCCTCCGGATCTATACACTTTAGTTTCCATCTTACCGGTTTTTTTGTTTAGTACTTCCTTAGACCTCTCCGTACCATATATAGCGTCCTTTACATTGCCTTCTGAAAGCTCTGAAAATGTTACTACTAACTCTCTTTCCAAATTTTCTCTTAAGGTTTTTAAAGGTTCTGCCCTTATTCTATTTATTAGTGCAAATATTGAGGATTTATTAACTTCACTAGTAGGAGTTGCTATAATTGTAAAAGAAGTATTATTTGTTCCAACGTCCAAAGAAGCCACCTTAGGTTTCATAGTAGTGGCCTTTCTATGTATTCCTTGAACATAGTTTTTTATAATTGTTTTAACTGACTCTCTTCTCATAAATCCATTTAGTCTAGAACTAGAAACCTTATCTGAGAACTTAGTGTTAAATTCCTGTTTTAGTTGTTTAGTAACGCTATCTAGATCTACGTCATATTCATGAGTTTCCAGTTCTAATAGTTCTCGTAATTTAGCTCCCTTAGTACCTTTTACAGTTTTATTTAGTTCTATATTAAGTTCTCTTACTAAATTTAATATATCTTTATTAGCCATTTCTATACATATCCAGTACTCTGGCTACGTGAGGTGGCCATTTAGAACTTCCGAATTTGCTATAGCCATTATCAAGAGTAGCAGCACCAAGAGTCTTACGTTCTTTGTACTCCTCTTTAAAATAATGATGAACTAAGTCAAGTGCTGCAATGCTAACGTCATCTGGAGTAGTTGCGTAACCTGCGGTATAAGTAACCTTTACGGAGCCAAAACCCTCTTCCCAGTATTCTTTATGTCTAAACAAAGTATCTATTGAACTATCAACAAAGTACTCTGTGCTAGGTATAACTGTATAAGGCGATTCGTAATCGTCTCTAGCCTCAACTTGTGTAACTGCTTTTACAGGCCACTCGTTGAGCAGGATAGCATGTTGGGACTGCTTTATATTGAAGATCTCTACCTTTGGAGTAGTATAATAATCTATAAAAGAATGTCCACAATAAGTCTTAATTAAATTGCTGACTGAAGCGATAATTGCGCCCAGTTCCTCGTCGCTATCGGTCTTGGTCAGCTTCTTGTAAAGCTTATAATCTTCTAATGTAATTAAAGCTGCCATATTGTGCTCCAAGTGAAAAGGGGGCTGCTGGTAGCAGCAACCCCCTTCCCAGCTAATTTAATTATTACGAAGCGGCTGGATACTTGAATCCAAATACTGACTTAGCATTTGGAATGATTTCCTTGAAGCCTAGACGCTGTGAGGTAACTAGTACTCTGTGCTGATCTTCAACAATGTAGTCGCTTTCTACAGTTACGCCACGCTGACGTGGGATAACGAAGTTGCGAGTGTTGACAGCTAGAGCATAATACTTACCAGCAGCGGCATCTGGGAATTCATCGCACATCATAACAGCTGAACCGAATACCTGACCAACTTCACCAGTTAGCTTTGTAGCAGCCTGGTTAACTAGGTTGAAATCCTGGAATTCTGGATCTTCTAGTAGCTCGAAGTAAGCGCGCTGTGAAACGATGTAAGCTACGTCGTTAGCACGTAGACCATACTTGCCCATGTTCTTACGTAGGGTTAGTAGGCCAGCGGCAGTTAGAGCTGGTAGTGTAGCTGCTGTTCCGGTGTTGATATCGCGGCTCTGAGTTGAAGCATACTTTAGAAGACCCTGAGCAGCTGTGATTGATGAATAAGCACCATCTGAGTGACCACCTAGAAGAATCATGTTTTCAACACCACGAGCGTGCTGACGAATCATTGCTTCACGTAGTAGTGGAAGAATTGGAAGAATTGCATCTTCTTCTGTTTCGTTTCCGAGGTAGCTCTTAGCAACCATCTTGATGGTGCGAAGTTCAACTTCTGTTAGAGCGATACCACCACGGTTTGTTCCACCACGAACATCTAGTGTACCATTTGCAGCTGTTGCATCTGTTGAACCAGCATTTGAAGTGATTTCAGCGTAACCTGTATCTGGCATGATTGGAATGATCATGCTTGCAGTGTTCATGGCTACTTCGCGGAATAGTGGAGCAAGGATTAGTTCATTCTGAATATCACGCTCGATGTTTGTTGAAACTTCCTGTTCGAAGTCAGCTGATGAAACTGAAACTGATGAGTGTGTGTTTACCTTTTCCATTAGGCTCTTGGCAAACTTTGTTTCGTAACCCTTACCTGTGACGCGGGCTAGAAGGAAAGCATCTTCCATTTCCTTGGAGAAGTTCTTTTTCCACTCGGACTTGCTGTCTCCGCGATCGGAGAAAACACGCTTTGAGTTCATTACGTTCTGTAGTTCTTGGCTCTTTTCAGCTAGTTCACCACGTAGACCATCTAGGGCCTTTGTTAGGTCTAGTTCCTTGTCGCTGAAACGCTTTTCTAGCTCAGCTGAAATGCGCTCTTCTGAAGTGCTGATTACCTTGGCAGCGGCTTCTGAGATTCTCTTTTCTAGAGCTTCAGTTGCTGCCTTTTCCTTAGCGGCCTTTTCTGCAGCTTCTGCAGTAGCTTTCTGAGAAGCGGCTAGTGCTTCGGCAACGGCCTTGTTGATTAGATCCTGTGTTTCGATTTCCATGTTAAATTTCCTTGACGCTTCTCGCGCGTGCTCGGTAGCAGCCTTTGTGTTACCGTTAATAAATTGTTTCTTAAAATTCTGATAATCTTCTTGACTATCGAATGACTTTGCCAATGAGAAAGTGGCGTCCTGATTAGCTGGTACGGAAACTACCGATACCTCTAAAAGCTCCGCGTCCTTTACAATCAATCCATCGGCTGACTTATCATAATCTGCATCTTTAACTAAAAAGCCGACTGAAAATGTTGATAGGACGCCTTCTTTTACTAGATCATAGATTTCACCAGCGCTCTTGCTGATTACTCCCTTGATTCTCAACCCTCTCTTATCCGTAGACATTTCTACAACCTTACCAATTGGTCTGTTATAGTCATGATTGAATAGTAGGATTGGGTTGATTTCGTAATTTCTTAGTCCACCTCTAGTCCAAGCTGTTGGTAGGATTCTATCAGATTGACGATCCAGAGAATCTGTGCTAGCATAGCCCGCGATTCTTAGTTCGCCGTCACCCTCTTCAATAGCCTTGATGACTGAGTCTAGCTTGAAAATTTTCTTCATGCCAATTTCTCCTAGGCTTTTTAAAGCTTCTTCCTGGGTTATCTTTGTTAGTGTAGAGAACTTATGACCCACTAGAGTATCAGTTTCACCTCCATCACGGTAAATACGGATAAGAGCTGCTGGGTCTTCCTTAGTAGCATTAATTGAGAAGGAACTGTCAGGAATACCTAGAACCCCTTCTCTCATAACGTGCTCAATTCTACCCTTTGCTGCGCCACCAGAGGAATTCCATTTTACAAAATCCCCTACTCTTAGTTCTCCGGGTGCAGCAGAGTAATAGATCTGATCCTCGTCTTCTCTATCATCATCTTCGTCGTCTTCTGGGTCCTCATAGAACATATCTTTTGTATAATCAAAAGACTTGCCTTCTAGACGATCTAGGGTTGCTGATTTGGCTCTAGCCCAAGTTTGTCCGGGATCTCCACCCCAAAGTGCCCAAGCTACTCTACCATTAGATGGAAAACCAGGTTCACCAGGACTAAATCCTTCTCCCTGCTTATCTACCTCATGGCGACTAAAAAAGCTATGCATCCTACGAACGGTGCTAGGAGAAAGTTCTTGTTTGTTAACAAGCTGTCTGGCTCTTGCAAGTCCTACAGCAGTTCCGCCATCGAAACCTTCCTTTCTCCAGTCTAAAGCCTTCTGTGCTTCTTTAGCCATGCCATCAGTAGGGGTTAGATCAATTTCTTCTCCCGCTACTCTAGCCATTACTTTTTCTCAGCTTTAGTAGTTACAGCATCAGTAATCTGTGGATTAACTGGTGTTGCTACAGGCACTGCCTTAGGTGCTGGTGCACTCTTAGGAGCGATCTCACCGATCATCTTCTCTAAGCGTGCCCATGTGCCTACATAACGCTTTACGATTTGAGCACGAAACGGTGCATCTTCCGCAGCGGTATACTCCTGATAACTTAGGAACTTGCCCTTAGAGGTGAAGTACTCCCGTAAGTCATCGACTAATTTCTTTTTTGCCATTATTCTGACTCCTCCGGAGGTCTTCCTCCTTCACTTGGATTAGCAGCACTTCCCGCAATGTTTGCAGGAACTCTTATTTGAGTACCGCTTTCATTAGGTAGTGGATCCATTCCCATACCCCTTCTAGCTTCGTCAGGTGTCATAATACCACCGTTAACTAGAGTAGAATAGTAAGCTGCTTCATCTCTTAATTCGGGTTGTAGGGCAGGAATGCCAGCTACATCCTCATAAATCTCGAATCCAAAAAATGCTTGATAAGCAGAATTTAGTTTCTTAATAATTGGAATAATAGTCTCTAAATAATAGAGCCTATGGTTCGGTCTGATATTAGCATTGTTTCCACTATCAACTAATACTGGTGGAACACCTAATGCCTTTAAGACTATCTTCTCGTTGGAATCAATAGAGGGTCCAAAGTCCAACTCTTTGAAACTGACATTCGAGATGGAATCGATTTCCATCCCGCCGTCTAGAATCATAGGGTTTCTTCCGCCAGATTGAGGTCTGTACTGTTGTTTCCAGTCCTCTTTCATTCTATCCTTGATACGCGGGGATAGTGTATCTGGAGACTTAATTACTAACCCTGGGACAGCTCCATTATTAAAGAAGTTGTCCTGGAAGTCTCTCATTGATTTCATCAACTTCATCGTTCTAACAGCAGGTCTTAATCTTGAAATGCCTCTGTAGATTGATTGAGAGTTATTATCTTTAATATGAATTATTTCGCTAGGGTCATAATCAATTCTACCATCAAATTCAAAACGCTCAATGAATGTGCGCTCGTCAGCATGAATAATCATTTTATTTGCTGGAAGATGGTATAAGTGATTGCCGTCGAAATAAATAAATATGTTACCATCTAGCACTAGGTCCATAATAAGGTTTCTTCTGAAAGAATGAATATCCTGATATGGATTAGGCTGATAGTTTAAAAGGGTTTCTAGCGTTTTGCGCTTTACGCCGCCACGCATAGGAAACCCTACTTTTTCTGTTGTTATGGAATAATTAATCTCTGCGGCATCATCAACAACCATGTTGACGGCTCTATTTACTATTTCTAAGTTTTCGAAATAGAAAATGTAAGATCTTTCCGGTTCCCTACTGGAGGCTTCTGGCTGCTCCATAGCGATATAACGCTGGGCCGGATTTAATTTTTCAAGTAGCCAGCTTCCTAGCTTCATCTAGCTTCTCCTTTTGAATCCTAACCCAGTTTTTTTGCTTTTCAGCAGTAGCTAGAGCAGGGTCTTTTCCGTAAACTGAGTGAAGCTTCATATGATGACTATGACAGAGAGTGACCGTATCTTCGTAGAGCTCTTTTTCGTGCTCTGCGATGAATTGGTCCCGAATTGCTAAAACGTCCTCGTCCGTCGCTACACTGACCTTTTTGGTCCTACACCATTTCTCGAAGAGTGGTGTTAGTGTGTAGTAATGGTGAAAGTCTAGCTGTTCTGTTACTCCGCAAATCTCACAGGAAGTTCCCTTGTTATAACGGGCTTTAGCTTTATCGCGGACGTGTTTGATAGGAATCCGTTTCATGTCCGCTGAATGTTTTGCCATATTTCTTACTCCTATTTCATGTAATTATAGTTGGTTGGGGCAAAAATGTCAAGGTGCAAAATAGCGTGGTTCCCTCAAAACCCAATCTAACTGAAAAACCCTGCGTTAATGTCTCTAGTTAATTCCTCGATCATCTGGGTATTACCAACTTTTTTGGCAATTCCGGCGGAGTTTGTTAGATAGCCTTCTGCGTAGTTATTATTCTCCACATAATAGAATGCATTGGCTACTAGAGTATTTGGAAGCTCATCTACCTTAAAAAATTTTATTGGAAAACTCATCTTACCACTCCACTGCTTCCCATAAGTACTCTTCTAGTGAGAATACTGCTGTAGGTATTACTGTTCTTGGCCCAGTAGCTGGATAACGCTGCTCAGGAGAACTCAAGTCCCTCTGCTCTGCGTGTAACCAGCCAATTTTAACCGGCGGTTTATATATAGCCCAATCTACTTTAGTAGTTGGCTCTAGAAGTTCCTGTAGAACAATCATAGTACACTGGGCTTGACTGTAATCTGCTTTGGCTCACCCTTTATGGTGTTTCCATTAACTACATATTTAAAATTAACAAAGTACAGTCCTGGAGTTAAAGCTGAGCTATTTACAAGTTTAAATAGGTATCCGTTGGTTACTTCTGCGCTAGTGTAGTCTTCCACTGTCATAGTAGCCACTACAGGATCTGTATCCTGAGGTACCTCTCCACGCCTTGAAGACTTGATCTGTGCCACTAGGTTTGAAATCAGTTCCTTTGTTCCAGTAACCGTGGCGGGAATTAGAATTGACTCCCCTTCGAAAATTACGTACATTAAAATCCTCCTGCGCTAATCTTAAATGAATAGATAGCGTATCTGATGGCGTCGGCCATGTGGCACGCATCATTGTGAACTGGCTTTTCTTTTGTTAAACCTTCACGGTTGTCCCACTGATACTGGTCAAAAGAGTAAAGGGTATGCTTGCACTTGTCCGACACTACGATTTTGTCATTATCACAAAGGGCTGAAATATAACTGATACCAGCTAGAACATCCTTCTTGGCATTATTCATGCTGATACCGTACTGCTGTGCGAAGTCAAATTTCATCTGCTGGTTGGCGGAGTCGATATAGGTAAAGTCTACCTCCCATTCGTCTATGAGTGCCTCGATTTCCACGGCGTGACCCGCAGTAGTTTTCTCGTTGTCCTGATACTCATCGACAATGTAAAAGATTTCTTCATCGGGGCAGAAAGCCACGACGACTTGGGCTGTAGGATCTCTGAAACCCACGTCTAATCCGGAGATCTTATCCATCTTGGACGTGTCGAGACCTGAAAGATCGCGAATCTGCGACTCCTTGAGATCCCAAATCTTACCTTCGAAGGTTGAGAAGTCAGCTTCATACTCCTGACGGAACTCCGCCTCGCTCATGGAGCGACGGGCTTCGTCAACGTCTTCAGCGGTCATTCTAGGATTATCCTTCCAGGTTGCCTTTACGGAGAACCACTGAGGGAACTCGTCACTAAATCCACGATCAAAGAACTTGGAGAACCAGTTTTTCTTACCACGAGGTGTCGAAATAAAGATCGCCTTTGAGTTCGGCTTGTCTAGTGTAGGACGTAGAGAAACGTTGAAGGCTTCTTCAGCATCCGTAAGCGCGGCTTCGTCAAAGATAATCAGATCATAGCTACGTCCAACGCAGCTGTCTACCTGATTTACCGAACCGATACGAATAGTTGAACCGTTTACTAGCTCAATTACACGATCCTTCGCGTTGTCCTTAATTACTTCGATACCGAACTGCTTAATAAGACTGCGCTGTAGATCGAATGAGATCGAGGACAGGTTGTAGTTCGGTGCCATGACCAGAACATTCGAGCCTGGTACCAAAGATACAACCTGTCCAATGACATTCGCAATGTAAGTTTTACCTTGACGGCGAGATAGAGCAGCACACCCAAAACGATACTTGGGGTTATTGATTCCGTTTACTAGTGCAATCTGCGAAGGCAGCGGGTCAAGCTGTAACTCCTTCAAGTAGTTCGCAATTGGTACCCTCATAAATGCGCCCGGATATTGAACTATAACGTCTGTGGGTATGTCTGCTCTACTTACAATCATGTTAACAATGCCTTTGCACGATCTGTGCGTGCGATACGGTCCTGAAGGCCAATAGTGCCTCCATTAATTCTACGGGTTAAAGCGGTTGCATTATCTACATCCGCCATTACATTTAAGTTCTTTGAATTCCAATACCAGACCGCTAAACGAACAGCGATCTCTGGATCTGCGGCTAAATCAGGATTTAAAACTAGAGAAATACCCGTAGCCGTCTGTGCTCTCTGATAGTTCTCACGACCCGTTAGATGAACTAGTCCACGTCCGCGGTATCTCCAGCCGTCACCTGGTTGTATATTTCCCATCCTGCCACTATACACGCTGTTAGCAAGTCCTTCCGGGTTTCTAACAAACGCGACAGCCGAAGCCTTTGTAAAGCGGCTAGGCCATACGCGAGCGATCGTATCAGCAGATGTATAATTTAGATTCTCAACAAGCTTCTGAAAGCCTCCACTCTCGTGTGCCATCTGACCCAGCCAGTGGGAAAGACGAACTGGAGAAGAGGCAATCGAGCCAATATGCAGCGACATGGCCTTTCCAAGAGCATCTGCATGCTTGGTGGCTCCCATATGACGCATTACTGCTGCCCAGGTTACTGGCCCCGGTACTCCGTCGGCTGTAACTCCCAGTTTAGTTTGAACTCTTCTCCAGTCAGTCATTAGTGGTTTTCCTCAGAAGGGTCATCTGTAATAGAGACACCCTCTTTTCCTACGGATACTCGCCTCTTTACCAACTGAGCAATATATCCTGTCATGATTGTAAAAATCTGAGCATGTGCTATTACTGCTAGCCAAAACACGTAAAGTGCAGTGCTAGATACTAGCCACAGTCCGACAATAGCGTAAAGTGTAAAAATGATACCACCTCCAAACATAATCCATAAGGCGAGGTTTTTACGCTCATTCGTTTCCAGATTCAGCCAGTTCTTCATCTTTCTGCTCAACAACAACCTCAATGGCTTCAGCCTCACTGGCTCTTACCTTTGAAATTAGATTGCCGTTCTCATCATAGGTCTTAATATAACCTCTCTTCAGGTACTGCATTTTGTAGGTATCCTACGACACTTTTAGAAATAGCGTGAGTTTTTAAAATTATCTCTCTATCGCTAGCGGTGCTCTGTGCTGGTAGTCCAACGGTAATAGTACCAATTGGATACTTTAGCGGGTTTGTAAGAGGGCAGACTGCTACTCTAGTAACTTCGTATTTAGAAAAATAACGGCTAGTAGAAATATCGATGCCTCTCGTAAGTATGATACATTGTGGATTGTCAATAGAGTTCCACATTCTGCGAAGGCTTCTATTAGATGCCGACAGTGGTTCTTCTATTTTAATCTCGTCGAAATTTTCAGTGTAAAAAGTACTCGTCGCTTCAGTGAACGGGATTCCCGTGAGGTCATGCCGTCCGTTATGAAACTGTCTAATAACAACACTATGAGCGTCTAGATCAATCGCTAGATTTTCTATTGCTTCATTTACAAGTTCAGCGCTTTCAAGCTGCGCTTTAAATCTCTCGGACTCTTCCGTCGGACTTATAATTGAACGTTCCAACATATCGTAGCTTCTGTAGCCAATATACGCCGTTGTAATTATAAGAACACCCGCTAGGGTTGGAAGAGGTCTTAATGCTAGGGAATTTATGAGCCTTCTTAGGGCGTCACTTATCTCCTTTATTATCAAGCAGTCTCTCCATCAACTGTCCATAGTTGCCTTGGCCAAAGTTAGCAATGTTAACAGTTGGTCCAGTTTGGTCATTCTTTATCTCATCAACGCGCATCTGGTGTGCGAACTTGAGAAGTTCTAGAAGATCTTTGGAAGTATAGATGCCGGATTCTTCGGCTTCTTCCAGCTTGGACTGTATCATACGATCGAGGACTTCCCCGATCTTATGTTTGTTTCGGTAGCCTCGATCGAGATAGATTCCTGTGATGTAGTCTTTTACGTCCTTCCGTTCAAGTAGCTGAACTACTTGATACTCGGGGACTTGTAGTTGTTCGGCGGTTTCTTTAGCTGAACCATATGTTAGATATGCATTGGCAATATCTAGACATTCTGGGGTTAGTGCTATCTGTGTCATTTTCTTATCCTAATGAAAGCTGCTGCAACTGAGCAGGTGTAACTTTAACTGGGTAGTAATCAATTCTTTCTATGCACCCGAATAAAGCGGTATTTGCAAGTCCTGTACCTCCAATTACTAAACGGGTTATATTCGTAGGCACTGGTCCTAGATCATCAGGGGTTCCTAAAGCACCGTTAAAAGCAAAGTGAAAGTCATTCTCTTTATACGAATATGCTGCAATAGCAACAACATTAGGCTCTAGTGATGTACCTGCCCCAGGAGCCGCTGTGGTAGATCCCGCTGTGAGATC